TAAGATTACCAATTTCTTCTATGAAAAATACTGGATTTTGTTATTCTTACCGTTTCTATTGTTATTCATATCGTTACCAGCATACTTGTTTATTTACATTGTTCCTGCTACATTGTCGATATGGTCAACAGCGATCGCATCTCTAAATCATGATATAAATGGCCCAAAAGATATGGGATTTTGGTACGGAATTATTAGTGGTGGAGAACATATGCATAAACAACACCACGAACAACCATTTGATACAAGCAAAGAAGGTTGGATAAATACCATCGCAGACATAATAGCTACAAAGAGAGTTAAGATATGAATATTGTTTATACTGTTATAAATGATTTGTCAGAAATAGATTTTGATGACTTGTATGAAAGATCAAAGGATGCTATTGATGCGAATTGGCCGGAAAATTCTACATTAACTGACGCCGAACGAAAAACCAACATGCGCACATTAATTGAAAGCGGAATTAATAATGAGTGGCCAGGATTAAATCCTCATGGCGCAAATGATACTTATATTATGATAAGAGCTTTTGATACTGTAGCTGGAAAAGATATGGGATTTGTAAGCGGGTTTATCCTTGAAAATGGAACATTAGATGGCAGACATTCACTCACTGCTCCGGATGAAAACGGTTCTAGAAATTACGTTTTTAATCAAGAAAATGTAACAGCCAAAAATAATTTTAATATTGAAATTGGTATAACTAAACATTTGTATAGAAATATTCCTGCAAATTCAATCTTTCATAGAACTTTGCGTATGCGAGCAAACGCAGCAAACTATGAACTTTTAGAAGACGTAGATTCTCCAACGCACGGGCCAAATTTTAGAAATATATTAATACAATTAAATCTATGAAGTTTTTATTGAATGTAGGAGCCGAGAAATCTGGCACTACTTGGTTATATGAGTATTTTAAAGAACACCCAGATTTCTATGATATGGGAAAAGAACTGAATATTATTCAGAGAGACGATTTAGTTCCTGTCTTAGAAGATGTAAGCGAATATAGAAAAGACATAGAGTCTTTCTTTCAAGCGGTTTCAAATATAAATCAAGTGACTGGTGACTTCACACATTATGAAGGCTCGAGTGAGAACATCTTTCGACTTATTAAAAACGGTTTACTAAAATACGATATCGAAGTAGTACCAGTTTATATTATGAGAGATCCTATTCAGAGGAGTTGGTCTTCTTGGAATATGATTGGAGGAGGTAAAATTCCAAATCGGTCGTTAGCTTCACGATTTGTCATGAGCAATTTCATATCATGTAAATATAAAGAAACTATCGAAGCTTTGGACAGTGTGTTCGCAAATCCGCTCTACTTCTTTTATGAGGATTTTTTTACTCAAACCAATATCAATCAGATATGTGACGAGTTAGAAATTTCTCGACATCCAGCAGAATGTGATAATAAAGCAGGAGCTTCTTCCTATAAGAAAATGCCAAACAGTTTCGTCAAGGCTTTTGGTAAATCTTTAAAGAATAAAGAGGCTGCTAAATATGTTTTTGAAAGATTTGAAAATGTACCATGGAAACTCGAGGATTATTCGTAGATCTACTCTCGATGAAGATATTCGCTTAACTTTTCTTGAAGGTTTAAATAGGCATACGAACATGCATTACTTTGATCGTAATGCGCCTACAAATAAAACAGATGAAGCTGTGCTTGAATTTCTCGACAGAGAACAGTTTAATTGTAACAAAACTCATATTGAATATTGGTATCAGGCGTATAAATCTTCTGGAGATTTGTGGCCTCATGTAGATTTTAATGAAAAGCTTCGGCACAGAATTGAGGCTGGAGAAAAGTTGAAACCAGAAGAATTAATGTCTCCAATTACCATATCGTGTTACTTAGAAGCAATCGATCTTGAAGGCGGAGAATTTTGTATTTCTGAAAGAAGTTGGTTAGACTATGAAAAAGAACTGAGCCCTCCGGAAGTTTTAAAAGAAGAATTGTTAAAATATACACACGAGTCTTTTCAACCTACCGAAGGTGCGGTCTTATACTTCGAAGGCAGTCGATACTACCATTGGGTCAATGAAATCAAAAGCGGCTCTCGCAAGAGCATACTCATCAATTTCTGGGACAATTGTAGTCTTAACTCCACTTCGCCCAATTAATTTCTAATGTCTATATTACCAGAAATAGAAATACGATGTTCGTCTGAAGTTTGAAACGGATATACCTGATGCTTAAGATAATTTGGAAACATAATAAGAGAACCTTCCCATGTCTTATCAATATCTAATTGAGTCGTACTAATTCCACCGTCTAATGAGTTATAAATGAATTCAAACTTTGATGCAACTTTATAGTTTGATTCTCTTACATTTGGCATATTTAATTCCTCTTCTAAATCATAAGGAATTGCAATCCATATCACCCATGAAATAGCTTTGTGGTGAAAATGTATTGGATTATATTCGTGTTTCTTCTGAAAATTTACCCAAGCATCATTATCAATGACATAATTATGATTTTCATAAAAATTAAATTTTCTTCTATATTCAAGAAACGTTTGCTCTATGCATTCTCTAAACTGCCCGTTAATAACATACTGAAATTCTGTTTCTAATTGCCCAGCTAAATTAGTATTGTATTTTTCCGGATTATTATCAACTTGCTTTTGCAAGTCACAAGTCAACTCAGCAAAAATAGAAACTGGAATTCTTGTTTTAAGAACTCCTGGGTTATAAAGTTTTATTTCTGAAAATTCTAAGTTCATAATTTCACCGATAATAATTTAGTTAATAGTAATTGTAGAGGTGTCTTTACATATGCTCATAGTACCTTCGCAACAGATATTCCAATCTTGACCTGTCTTTGCCCCACGGCTTGGAACATTAATGATAACATTTTTACATAGATATTCTTTACCATCTTCGAAAACGCGCCAGACATGATCTTCTGTCCCGCGATTAGGTTGTCCTCTTGATTGATTGAATCTTATCATAAACTCAGACATATTAGATTATTTCTGCTGTTGCATCATATACTATAGGTTCAATGTACGGACGTGTACCAATGTTCATGTGAATAAATTTGAAAGGTTTGGTTGATGTGTTACGAGTAAAGCTATGCGGTAGCCAGGAATTTGCAAACATTAGTTGACCAGGAACTGGCGTAAAATTAATAGACGATGTTGCTGTGGTAATGTTAGAAGAATTATGTTCGTATAGTGGTAACATAAGTTTCATTGGTCGCGGATCATGAATCACCATTCGCGGAGGATCTTTCGGGCACTCTAAAAAATAAAAAGCAACTAACTGACAGTCGCTGTGATTATGATACTCCATTGATGAATACTTATGGTGTTCTTGACTCCAACATTCGGTAAGATAAGTCGAAAGTCCATTCATGTTGTATCCTTGATCGCTCAAAAGATTCCATGCTGTGTTTAATGTGTACTGTATCAGTGGAAGAAGATCTTCTTCGTTAGACACATCTGCTTGCACGACTGGATATACATCGTTTATTTTTGTTATTTTGCGCGCGGCCCTTAACGCCGCATTTGATGCTGCTCTTGAGAAATCAAGAAGTTCTGGCTTCATAATACTATAGATAGGTGAGCTAAAATACTGCCACTGATCAAGTATGTCTGTCATAATAAAATCCTTATGTTATGTATATTGGGAAAGATCAGCCTCTATCACTGTATCTAAAAACAGTCGGTTTCCAATCTTATTCCAACCACTGTTGACTTGATAAAATATATTTAAACCGTTGTTCAAACCATACTGAATAGCCCAACTAAGTATTTCGGCTGTTAGCGGAGCGCCTGCTTCAAGCAGTTGTAAAAAGCTAAGATCAGGATTTTCGTGTTGTCTCCAAACCATAATTACGTTTGATTCGTCTGGTTTCATCCACATCGGAATAGTATCAAGACCGAGTGGAAACTTTTCATTTCCTAACCATACACAGCTAAACGATTTGCACGGATTCTCAGGTCGTTGTTCATGTATCGAACATCCTTTTGTAGTTACAAAATGACATTTCCTTCCTGGCCAAAATTGATGGCCAAGAGCTTCTCCAGTTAACCAACCGCAGCACTTCGTGCAACTTCCACATTCTCTTGTCATATTATCTCACTTAAATTGAGGACCAGCTAACCATACTACTAGAGTTTTACGAATGCCTTTTGTCACAGGAGTTACTCTGTGTAAAATAAAGGACGGGAATGCAACTACTAAACCTTTTTGTTTTGTGACTTGAGTCGGCACGGGTGCATCAAATATCTCAAGATCTCCCCCCTCGTATTCAGAAGGATCAGATAATTGTATTACAAGAGATAATTTGCGAGGCGCATTCGTTGCATTTCCACCTCTGTCAAGATGCCACGTATAATGATCGTCTTTTCCATCGTATATAGTATACTGAAAGTCCTCTACAAATCCCCATATATCTAGATTGAAGAATTCACCGTTCAGTTGTCTTGCTATGAAAGCAATTCTATCATATATAAAATTAGTCTCGGGCGTAAGATTTATCCAACCTATTTTAGATGATCTAACTGCTTCTTCAACTTTACTATCAGGTCCAACACTAGCAGATTTGATCGTGAGACTATCACCAATACTAACTATTTTATCGATCTCTTCTTCAGTAAAACCATCACGCCATGATGCAAAAGAAATTTCTGGTATACCTAACGATGGAGAAGGAGCTATTTGATATACTGCCATTATTTACGCTCCCAAATATTATCTCGATAATGGGATTCATGACTTTGAAGCTTTCTACGTGTACCTTTGAGTGCTTTCAGTTCAGTTTCATTGAATGCTCTACATACATTTTTCGAAAACAAAGTATCTCTTTTAATTGGAATAACCTGCATTAACGGTGTACCAGCAGGTAGAATACCTTTAAAATTGGGTTCGTTCCAAACAAATGGAAAGTTAATAAACTCAAAATAACCATCGCAGTCTACCATACCCGAAAAACAAGTAAATCTTGGATCAGGTCTATTTAATGGTGGAACAAACAACAGTGAGTATCCTTTCGGGCAGTTGATTGCCCACCAGTTCATGAATTTAATTGGAGGTTTTGGTAAATGTGGAGCGGGGCATTTGTCAGATGTTACTTGCCACTGTAAATGATTCTCGATCATTGCTCTCGGATATTTGCTGTTGTATTCAATGAACGAACAATCTTCATTCGAAGTGATTTCAACATCAGCAACGAGTGGAATAATCCAACCCGTGATCATCGCATCAAGAAAAGGTGGGCATCTTTTGAGAGTAGATTGATCAAAGCCTACATCCTTCTTCATTGGCAAAGCTTTATACCATTCTGGTATCAGTTTGCGGGCAGGATAAGGTTCTGGTATATTTCCTAAATCATCATCATAGCAAAGAAATTCTAGTTTAGGCTCATTCTTTTCAAAAAACGAAAACATCAATTTTGTCCATTTCCAGGTTTTTCATAGTGTATTCCACCAGATTCAATAAATTTTTTACATTGCTCGACGTCGCTCGCACCTCTCAGAATATGATCATCATGCAAACTAAAATGTAAGCTTGAGATCCATATTCTGAGATGTGGTGGAAGTTTGTCATAGCAACGCATTACCAATGCCATTCTTTGTATGTTAACATGTTCCAAATGAATGACTCTATTATATATATGTAAATTACAGGGCTGCTAGTTCGACTAAGTTGCTCTCTGTGATGGCATCTAAGCCAATCAATGCTTGTTTGACTGCGGTAAAATCGTCATGTTTTTCATCGTAGATGACAAATGGAAAATCAGTAAATTCTCCAATATCCCATGTATTTAGAGCATTGAATACAGATTCGTATTGACTACTATCGTTGTATGATAAATGAGTAAACTCAATGTTATTATCCTGTAGCCACTGATAGGCTGCAGCAGAGTCGTTGCCACCTGTCGTAGTCAAACCAGTATAAAGATAAACGTCTTTAATTCCTACTAGCATGTATTGTTTCCTTTTTGTTATTTGTGCTAAAATGTTACACTCATCGTACCATTAGCGCTGCCTGTTCCAATATTTATAGAAACTATTTGATATGGGTATACTTTTACTGATACTGAATTTGTCGTAGTACCAATATTACCAGCGTTTCCTGATGCTCCAGGATTTGATGTGCCGGCTGTTCCGGCGGTCGCTCCAGTTCCAGCACTACCTGCTGTGCCAGTATTTCCTGCTGCTCCTGCGCCTCCTGGATTTCCAGCCGCACCATTTGTAGCTCCAGTTCCAGCTGCTCCTGTTGTGCCAGCATTACCAGCAGCTCCGGCACCGCCTGGGTTTCCAGCCGCACCATTTGTAGCTCCAGTTCCTGCATTGCCAGTCGCTCCAGCATTTCCTGCTGCTCCTGCACCTCCTGGATTTCCAGCTGCACCATTTGTAGCTCCAGTTCCTGCATTGCCAGTCGCTCCGGCATTTCCTGCAGCGCCGGCATTACCAGGACTTCCTGCTGCTCCTGGATTTGCTCCAGTTCCTGCCGCTCCTGTTGTACCAGCATTTCCGTTGGCTCCTGCACCGCCTGGACTTCCTGCTGCTCCTGGATTTGCTCCAGTTCCTGCCGCTCCTGTTGTACCAGCGCTTCCTGCAGCGCCGGCATTACCAGGACTTCCTGCTGCTCCAGCGTTTGCTCCAGTTCCTGCGGCCCCAGTATTTCCAGCACTTCCATTGGCGCCTGCATTACCAGGACTTCCTGCTGCTCCAGCGTTTGCTCCAGTTCCTGCGGCTCCTGTATTTCCTGCGCTGCCTGGTGTTCCTGCATTACCTGAACCACCGGCAGCGCCCGAAAGAAGTCCTCCATTGCCGCCTGCGCCGCCGTTGCCGTTAGTAGCACCACTTATGTTGCCTGAATTACCCGCGGTACCAGCATTGCCGGCGCCGCTACCACCTTGCTTTAAAGTCCAACCCGATGCTCCGCCTCCGCCTCCGCCGCCTCCGCCGCCTCCGCCTACACCAGCGTTGCCAGGAGATCCGGAGTTACCCGCCGTACCACCAGCTCCTCCTGCACCACCGGCGCCATTTGTTCCTGGGTTACCAGCATTGCCAGTGGCTCCTGGATTCCCAGCATTTCCTCTTGCACCGCCTGCACCACCAGCACCGTTATTTCCTGGATTACCAGCATTGCCAGTGGCTCCTGGATTACCAGCATTACCAGCAGCACCGCCTGCACCACCAGCACCGTTATTTCCTGGATTGCCGGCATTACCAGTGGCTCCTGGATTACCAGCATTACCACCAGCTCCTCCTGCACCACCAGCCCCATTGGTGCCAGGATTGCCTGTTCCTCCAATACCACCAGATGTCCCAGCTGTACCACCAGCACCACCAGTTCCTGCAGCTCCATTATTACCGGGATTGCCTGTTCCTCCAATACCTCCGGAAGTACCGGCCGATCCTCCGGCGCCGCCTGTACCAGCAGCTCCATTGTTACCGGGATTGCCTGTTCCTCCAATACCACCAGATGTCCCAGCTGTACCACCAGCACCGCCAGTTCCTGCAGCCCCATTATTTCCGGGATTGCCTGATCCACCTGGATTTCCAGAAGTTCCGGCCGAGCCAGCTGCTCCGTTTGTAGCATTTCCTCCAGCCCCACCAGTACCACCGGTTCCACCTGGAAAATTAGCTAAGGAACCAAACGTTGAAACGTTGCCTGGGTTTCCACTTGATCCCGGATTTCCGTTTGCTGCGCCAGTCCCAGCATTACCAGCAGCTCCGGCACCGCCTGGATTTCCTGCTGCTCCTGGATTAGCTCCAGTGCCAGCATTACCATTTGCTCCAGTATTTCCTGCTGCTCCGGCATTTCCAGGGCTCCCTGCTGCCCCTGGATTAGCTCCAGTGCCGGCATTACCATTTGCACCTGGATTTCCTGCTGCGCCGGCATTACCTGGATTGCCAGTAGATCCAGCGGTTGCCCCTGTTCCTGCATTACCATTTGCTCCAGTATTTCCTGCTGCGCCTGCATTACCTGGATTTCCTGCTGCTCCAGCAGTTGCCCCTGTACCTGCGGCCCCTGTTGTGCCGGCATTACCATTAGCACCGGCACCGCCAGGACTTCCTGCTGCTCCGGCGTTTGCTCCAGTTCCAGCCGCCCCTGTTGTGCCGGCATTACCATTGGCACCAGCTCCACCAGGACTTCCTGCTGCTCCAGCGTTTGCTCCAGTTCCTGCTGCTCCAGTATTTCCAGCATTTCCATTGGCCCCAGCTCCACCGGGACTTCCTGCTGCTCCAGCAGTTGCCCCTGATCCTGCGGCTCCAGTATTTCCAGCACTTCCATTGGCACCCGCACCACCTGCACTCCCTGAATTACCAGTCACTCCGCTACCGCCGCCTCCGCCGCCGCCACCGCCGCCGCCGCAAACGCACCCCCCAAGATTTGCGCTTCCACCAAAGCCACCATTTCCTCCGCCAGGAGAGCCTCCGGCGCCGCCGGGGGCAGAACAAGGCGCAAATGGGGTGCCAAAACAACCGCAGCCACCGCCCGGACTACCACCGCTACCGGCTCCGCCACCGCAAGGTCGGGCTGAACCTTGTCCGCCGCCTCCTCCCGTACCTGCGCTACCGCCAGTGCCACCAGCACCGCCGGCACCATTATTTCCTGGATTTCCAGAGTTTCCTGTGGCACCTGGATTCCCAGCATTTCCTCTTGCACCGCCAGCACCGCCGGCACCATTGGTACCAGGATTACCAGAGTTTCCTGTGGCACCTGGATTCCCAGCATTACCAGCAGCACCGCCAGCACCGCCGGCGCCATTTGTTCCTGGGTTACCAGCATTGCCAGTGGCACCTGGATTCCCAGCATTACCAGCAGCACCGCCTGCACCACCGGCACCATTAGTACCGGGATTGCCGGAGTTTCCTGTCGCTCCAGCATTTCCAGCAGTACCACCAGCACCGCCAGCTCCGCCAGCACCATTCGTACCTGCATTGCCAGTGGCACCTGGATTCCCAGCATTCCCTGCAGCACCTCCGGCTCCTCCTGGGCCGCCAGCACCGTTTGTGCCAGCATTTCCTGATGCGCCGGGATTTCCAGATGTTCCAGCTGTACCACCAGCACCGCCAGCTCCGCCGGCCCCGTTTGTGCCAGCATTTCCTGATGCGCCAGGATTGCCAGATGTCCCAGCTGTACCACCAGCACCACCAGTTCCTGCGGCCCCATTATTTCCAGGATTACCAGCATTGCCAGCAGTACCAGGATTGCCTGCATTACCAGCGTTTCCATTGCCGCCACGACCAGATATATCTATAGAATATACGCCTGCAGGAACGACGAATGTTGCGGGGGCATTGAATACTTGTGTGGCTGGAGCAGCCTTACCTGAAGCTCTAAATACATTTAATGGCATCGTATAACCTTCTTATTAACCTGTATTTGCAAGAGATAAGGCACCGAGATATGTTGTACCTCCGTCGAGGGTAAAGAAACTGAAGACATCGATTTTATTTGCACCAGTTGACATCGTCGGTGTCGAAGCATTCGGATATTTAACAGAAGCCGGCCACGTGATTATTCTCGATCCCGTGGCGTCTTGTTTACAATGAAGTGTGAAACTGTATGCATTGCCCGATGCAGGAGGATTTGAAAATGTAATTGTAATAGACGCGTTGGCCAATGTCAAATCGAATACGTTGGATAGTGATAAATCTACAGTGTGAGTAGTTGTTGTTATAGTATTGGCAACAACTGCTTCTTTGTATGAAGCAAGCTTAGGATTACTTAACACATTATTTGCCATTGCAACGTTGGCATTAAGAGTAGTAATACCAGCTACTTGTAGCGTCGAGGTTACGTTGGCAAAACCAGTGATCGTAGTATTACCGGCAGCAAGGGTGGTAATTCCAGATGCAGCACCTGCGGCTACAAGAGACGAAACAGCAAGTGGTTGACTGTTTGTAGACCAGCGATCATTTGTTTCATCCCAGACGAACTGAACGTTGGCAGACGTCCCGCGCATGATCTCGAAGCCAGCATTCTCAGTAGGAGGATTAGCTCCAAGATCTGCATTCAGCGTAACAATATTATCACCAACGTCGAGTGTTGTGGTGTTCACGTAAGTTCTTGTACCGGAAACTGTCAGGTTACCCGAGAGTGTAAGATCGGCGATTGATAATGTGGAATTCACATGAATACCAGTCGTATTGACCGTAAGTGTTGGCCCAGCAGTTACTCCAATTGTACCACTAGTTGTAATCGTTCCACCAGAAAGTCCATTAGCCGTGGCGACTGAGGTTACACCTCCACCGGTGGCACCTTGAGCACCTTGAGCGCCTTGAGCACCAGTAACACCTTGAGGTCCAGCAACACCTTGAGCACCAGTTGCGCCAGTTGCGCCTTGAACACCTTGAGCGCCGGCAACACCTTGAGCACCAGTTGCGCCAGTTGCGCCTTGAACACCTTGAGCGCCAGCAACACCTTGAGCACCTTGATCACCCGTTGTGCCTTGAGCACCAGTTGCGCCAGTTGCGCCTTGAACACCTTGAGCGCCAGCAACACCTTGAGCGCCTTGAGCACCCGTTGTGCCTTGAGCACCTTGTGCACCGGTTGCACCTTGAGCACCTTGAGCGCCTTGAGATCCGAGAGTAAGTGAAGCACCATTTAAAGTTGTAACTTGAACAATATCACCAGCAATCGCATTCGATGTAAGCGTTAAGACCGTGGTATTTGTCGTGTTATAGTCAACGGCCGCAATCTGACGCGAACCATTAATGAAGACGCTTTCAAGCCCTAAAGTATATACGAATGTGTTTGATGTGTCGTCTAATCCTGTAAACACCGTGGTATTCGATGTGACAGTAAACGTATAGGTATTCATGGTAGCAGCATTTGCCGTACCGCCTGAGCCCCAATAAACTCCTGTTCCATTCGATGAAAGAACTTGGCCGTTGGATCCAGAAGATCCGTTGGCTACGATCGTAGTGACAGCGAGAGAAGAGAGATTTGAACCAACTTCAAAGATGGCATTCGCAGCATCTGAAGAGAAGACTTTACGGTCAGTTAGGTTGACTGCAAATTCACCGTTATCAATAAAGCCGGAATTTGCTACGTCAGTAGTATTAGCTGTACGACCAGAAATTGTCGTGCGCTTAAATTGAAATTTATTTGCCATTCTCAACCTCTATATAGAGCAACGAAGCGGTTATGTAACCCCTAATATTCTATTTATACAGAAGTATCTTCAGCTTTTTTATTTTTATTTCCAAGCTTTTCAAGATCAACAATTTTTGCTTGAAGACTGGTCATGGTTTTATCGGCCATGACCAGTCTTGTTTCTAGCATGATGTTCTTACTTGTAAGATCATGTACACTCGCGAGTAATCGATTGATGTACTCATTTACAAATTCAGCTTCCATAAATTAGAATGTCCCGCCGTCGAGGGTTGCGTATACAACTGCTGTACCGTTAGACTGAAGCACGAATCCAGTAGAGCCAACAGCTAATTTTCTAAAACCGTTCGAAGAGTTAGCAACTAAAATGTCTTCTGCAGTAACAGTCGCGAGTCCAGTACCACCGCTTGTTCCAGGCAGTGCAGTCGAAAGACTCAATGTATTCGCTGTGATACCAACCGCGAGTGTCGAGTTCGCAGTAAGAGTAACGTTAGTCGCGTTCGAAACCAAACCACCAGAGTTTAGGAATGCTTGTAATGTAGCAGTAGTATAACCGGCTGCTGCAGTGTCTACAGTTGTTGTAGGTTCTGTTTGAGAACCAGCAAAGAGCTTATAAACGCCATCTGTAGCATCACGGAAAAGACCGGTATATTTAGCTCCAGTGGCACCGTATTGACCATAAAGACCGATATCAAGAATGTCGGTTGTTGCGTTTCCGTTTGCAAGCTCGATCAGCGAATCTTGGACTGTCAGGTTGGTAGTATCGATTGTCGAAAGCGTACCGAGAACAGTCAGATTTCCGGAAAGAGAAAGATCTGTAATCGAGAGTGCAGTATTAACATGGAGTCCAGCAGAGTTGACCGTGAGTGTTGAACCAGTGGTAAGGCCAACTGCATCTGCAGTGACATTAATACCGTTAGCAGCACCAACATGAACTCCAGTCGCGTTAGCTGTAAGACCATCACCGCCAACAACGTTGATACCAGCGCCATCAACAGAAATACCGTTAGCAGCTTTGGCAAAGACGCCTGAAGTATTCGATACAATACCGTTGTTTGCTACAACAGCAATCGTGGCTGCACCACCTTCACCAGATGAGGATCCAGAAATACCGTTACCAGCTGTGATAGTAGCAACATAGTCGCCTGATGTACCCGAACCAAGAGCAACGTCGCCTGAAAGTTGCGATGTGGCAATTGAAAGTGCAGCAGCATTGACATAAACGCCCGAGGTATTCGAAACAATCGTACCGTTACCAGATACGACATGCACACCTGTTGCGTTCGAAGCAATACCAGCTCCGGCAACAACAAAAACGCCTGTTGCGTTTGCAGATAGACCGTTATTTGCAATAACGTGTACGCCTGAGGTATTTGAAGCAAGACCGCTATTTGCAACTACAGCAATCGCGTCTGCAGAGACGCTGATACCGTTACCAGCACCAACATCAAGAGTTACCTCGCCAGATGTACCGCCACCAGTAAGACCAGAACCGGCTACGACTGATGTAATATCACCATCTTGAGGTGTTACCCAGTATACAGCTGTTCCGTTCGATGCAAGAACTTGTCCTGCAGTACCATTTGTGCCATTTGCATTAAGAGCAACGTTAGTTCCAATATTGATCTGTGTGGCATTTGCTACGAACGCCGTACCAACACTCACAATCGCTGCGTTCACGGTGCCTGTAGAGAATACACCGGTGGCATTCGCAACAAAAGAATTAGAACCAACGACGAAGTTACCGCCAGAGCCAGCAAGAACGCCGCCGGCAACAGACAGTTTATTATTGGTATTATCAAACGTAAAGTCTGCGTCTCCGGCTAATGCGCCAGAATTATTAAATTGAACTTGTGTATTTGAACCAGATACGCCAGAAGTAGGAGTTTCCCAATAAGCGGCTGTTCCATTTGAACTCAGTACTTGTCCGTTGGTACCCGTCGAACCATTGGCTGTAACTGTTGTCACAACAGCGTTAGCAACAATAATCTTGTCGATACCAGAGGTACCATTCGCAACGAGTGCTTGGTTGGCGGTCAGTATACCAGGATTAAATTTACCGGCAATGGTGATCGAAGCACCATTCGAACCAATAAATAAGTGATCGCCATTTGCTGTAAACGCTAATTCACCGTTAGCTAATGTTGGCGCATCAGCTGTCGTTAACGACCTTTTAATTTGAATTAAATTGTCTGCCATTTGGCTATTCCTTTTAGGTTAAAATGATCCGCCGTCGAGATCTACTGCTAGATCCGCGAATGACAGTTGTCTCACCTCATATTTATCATTTTGAGAATTGTAGATTAATGTAGCGCCATTGGCGGCTTCAACGACGCTGACGTCGAGTATGTTTTCAATACTTCGTATTTCTTGAATTTGATTTTTCAGAGTAATAGGACCAGCAGATGATAATCTGCCGTTGTTATTTGTAATTGTAGCGACTAAACGAGATGCACCTGCCATTATCTTGTAACTCCTGGTGTAACTGTGACGATACCTTCAACAAGACGAGAAACTGTTCCGCTGCCATCAGTCAACTCACAGTCATATACGTATCTTCCGGCTGTAAGGCCATTTGTGGTATTTGCCGACATCGAAAGAGCGACGACGCCAGTCACAGCAGTAATCGAAACTGTAAATGCGGTTTGAGCGGTCGAAGTATAATGCTTACGCATCTGAGCGGCACCTGTAAATCCTGTAAGATTTACGATGTTACCATTTTCATCAGTCACATCAATAGACGTAGCAAATGAAGTGCCTTGATCGATAATGATATTTGCTTTCAGTGCCATTTAATTCTTCCGCTATGTTTATTCAAAACTATAAGATGTTACAGTTATCACCCAATATTTAGTTTCTGCACCATTTGATGCTGATACGTTAAACGTTTGTTCATTGAAACCACCTGTATAAGCTGCTACAAGTTCAATTGATGAAGCACTTCCTCCACTTGCAACACTGGCGTATCCACTAAATCCATCTCCTCCAGTATAAGTCCAAACTACGCTTGAAGAAGCTGTGATAGTATAACCTGCTTGGGAACCATACGCTTCGGCAGTGTCAAAAGTCGGAGATGATATTGTGCCGCCCACGGGACTAAAAGTAACTAAGGCTACATCTGCATACGGACGTATTCCTACATATTGCCACGTAGATCCATTCCACATTTTAACGGCGGCAAAATCTTGGCTCCCGACCCACGACGAGCCGTTCCAATATTTAACAGGTTTAGCAGATAGGAACGTTAGCGGCACTTATTATTCTCCTGGCTTAGATGGCCAAACAACGTCTGCTGCATTTGTATAAGTCTGAGGAAGATCTCTTAAAGTTTGACGATATGTAGCCCAAGCAGTTTTATCTCCAGGCCAATCTGCCATTTGAGTATAGTCAGATAAAGCTAGAAGATTATTTCTTTTCGATCTAATTTGTTCCCAAGTAATTACCACGACTCGATCTTGCAAAACAAGATTTCCTTGTGATAAAACCAATTCTTTATTTTGCATATTCATACCATGGAGAAACTGCTGGTGTTGCTCTGCGGTAATTTCAACAATATCTTGCGGCAATGACGGATACCCAAAATCAGTATCGTAAAAACCTTTTGTTGTTGGGCTGTAGTAAATTGTCATTTTATTAATATCCCATTGCTAACCAGTAACCGGTATGAGAACTTTCATCTCCGTTAAACCAACTGAAACCAGTTGTTGATACACTAAAAATGGTTGCACCTTTAGAAGCCTGTCCAAATACGCCTGTATCTCCTACGCCATTCATCACAGCTCGGGCAACCGCGGTGAACGATGTTGGAAATGATCCAGATCCTGTAGTATTTGGAGTAACAGTTACTGTTCCCCACTGAATAATTGCTCCGTTTGGCAACTTAGTCCATCCATTTGACGAGAGACTTTGTGTATATCCTGTAGTTCCTGCAGTGTCAATCCAGATATCACCAGCCGCTGAAGCAGTAGGTTGAGTCGCTGTTACAAAAACTTGGCCGCCACTTGTAAATCCTGCGGTGACGTGTCTTAGAATAGGCGCGACAGCACCAGATGCACTTCCTTGGGCACCTTGTGGTCCGGTTGCACCTTGAGCACCTGTTATACTTGAACCTGCCGCGCCTTGAGCACCAGTTGCACCTTGTGCTCCGTTTATTCCAGGAGATCCTTGAGGACCAGTTGCACCTTGAGCGCCTTGTAATCCTTGAGCACCTTGAGGACCAGCAACTGAAGATGCTGCACCTTGTGCACCTGTAAGGCCTTGCGGTCCCTGTGGTCCTTGGATACCTTGCAAACCTTGGGCGCCTTGAGGACCGGCAACGGTTGAAGCAGCACCTTGAGCACCAGTTGTTCCTTGCGGTCCCTGAGGTCCGATAATTCCTTGTGCACCTTGTGGTCCCGTCGGTCCTTGAACCGAAGGTCCTTGTGGTCCTTGAGAACCAGTTGTTCCCTGTGGACCCTGGGAACCAGTTATTCCTTGCGCGCCTTGTGGACCAGGAACTGTCGAAGCTGCGCCTTGAGCACCAGTTGGTCCTTGAGAACCGGTAGATCCTTGTGCACCTTGAGCACCAGTTGCACCTTGCGCACCTTGAGGTCCAGCAAGTTGCGTCCACACCAAGTTAGCTGTCGCTCCACTTGATGCAAGGACGAAACCTGTTGTTCCAGCAGATTGTGTAGGTAGAAGGTTATTGATCGATCCGCCTGTACCGCCCCGAGATGTAGGAAGTGTACCGACAGTAATAGCAGATGCATCAACAAATACGCCTGCCGCGTTTACTGTTAAACCAGCATTCGCTACAAAACTAATCGTAGGATTTCCAGAAACGCCGTTGCCGTTTGTTACGCTAATGCCGTTCGTAGAAGCAATCGATACCGTAGTACCTGTTCCTGTACCAGTTCTGACTACGATACCATTCGCCGAGATATTGTATACGGTGTTAGCATTGCTTGCTGTACCAGTATAGAGCGACGAGTTAACGCCTGCTCCACTCGGGAAATTCACCGTATTTGTAACGGTGATATTGTTTGCAAAGACATCAAAGCGAGCAGTCGTAGTACCAAGTGCACCACCGTTTGCATCTGGTCGTAGTGTTCCATAAGATGTCGTATTAAATACGAAAGCATTGAAACGGTTTGAAGTATTACCGAGTGGCTGCTGATCTGCAATCAGAAGAACCCCGCCTTGACCGATGGTAACGTTGGCGTATACAAGAGAACCATTTACTACAAGGTTACCAGATACAACAAACAAGTCGTTTTTAAAGTGCGCGTTGGCTTCTACGTCGACACGATCATAGAAGATCGCGTTGCCAGAAGCAACTAGACCGTTATCAACCTTAAATCTATTATTTGCGCCTGACATATATTACCTTACTTAATGAATTGAGCAACAACTTTTGCAGCCGTGCTAGATCTTGTTTGATTGACATATACTCTTACGTTTGCAGTAGCCACGTTCGCAGAGAAAGTACCAAGTAAGCTGACTCCGGAATTAGCTGCAACAGGTGAAGAAACCGTACCATATGTTGTAAGCTGCGCAGTCGAATTATCATGAGCAAGTAGTACTTCAGAGATCTGTGTATTACCAGCATTTTTCAATTGAATGAGAAGTTTAGCAGTGCTATAGTCTGCCTTTGGATATTCGAAGACAAGAAGATCTGAACCAGTCGTAGCTCCAAGATTTCCGTTTGCAAAGATATCAACTACGTGCTCAGTCTTGAAAGTCACGATGTTTGCATGTGTAGCAGGACCAGTCACTGCGAGCGTATTCGCTAGAGCAGTTG